TTTTTGTTAATATATTTATTATATCCTCACTACCAAACTTTATTATATTTGTAGTATTATTATTATTTATTATGCCTTTATTAATATTATTAATTTGTGATACAATTGGTCGTTTAGTCTCTTTAGTGTCCTGTTTTATTATTGCAGTATTATTAATTTTACATATCTTCTCGTGCGACCATCTGTTTTGTCGTGCTTTAAACTTTCTTTTACAAAATTTGCAAGATAATACATCAAACATTTCAGTTTTATTTTCAATGACATTTCTATTACCAATAATGACATTACTATGACTGTCCAATGACGGAGTTTTATGAAATTTCTTGGTGTGAATCCATAATGATTGATATGAACTATAGTTCTTTACACATACTTTACATTTATACTCCATATAACATTATATAAGAATATATCTTTAAACACTTTTATACTTATTCATTTTTATTAGTTATATAACTTTTTTTATCCCAGAGAGAGAGATCTCATGAAATATATCTCTATACAAAACAATTTTATTAAATTATATATAAAATTTAGGATATAAAATCTATATTATAAATAAAGCTTGTTTTATCTAATAATGGATAATATAAATAAATAATACATAAAATAAAAATAATATTTTCATACATTTATATAAATAATAAATTTATTATTTATATAATGACTTATATTTGTATCGTAAATTGTAAATATACTAATTTATTAAATATATTAGTATCTAATAATATTTTATATAATTCTCACATGATAATTAAAGTATATGCTAGCCAGGCAGAAATAATAAAACGCCTTATAATTGGTTATTTAATTTCATATGATTATAATAAACCTTCAAATACTTTAGAAATTGGTTTTGATTTTACAATACTTGATATTATTGTACCATATTTAACAAGTAATAATATACAATTCAAACTACTAAATGCAGATGATTATTCAAATACGTGTTGTTTTTGGTAATAATTATTCTCTAGGAATAATAACACCTAACACTCTACTAATTTTATTTACGTGTTGTGCATTATATACACAATCTCCTCTTTCTATATCTGCTATAATTTTTTTATCTAAATTACATCTTTTAGCCAAATCAACTTGAGATAATTTCTTTTCACTACGTGCTTTTATAATTGTTTGTGAAGTATTCCTACTAACTTTTTTAATTTTAACTGTCTCAACTCCATCATCATCTACATTAACTTTACCTACAGATGTTGCATTTACATATTGTGGTTTTTTAACTTGAGGCTTATCTTTTCTTAATACAACAGGTGTCCAATCTTGGTCCATTTACTATATAATAGTGACTTCTCTTTATATTTATTTATATATTTTAACTATAAAATAAAATCCCATCAGGTATATAATCAACTAATAATGCCTTTCTTTTTTCAATATATATATTTATATCTTTATTATTATTAATATAACAAAATGATACATCTTTACCTGTCATATTATCTTTAATTATAGTATTTTTTATCGAAGTTCCTAATAATTTAATGGTCCCTTCTCTTGTAATTTTAGTATCAGTATTATGTATATCAGTTATAATATGAACTTTAATATAATCACCATGTTTAAGGTCACTAAAATTATTTATATAAATAAATTGTTCCATTGTCATATAATAAATAATAAATTTTTATATCATATTTTAATCAATAATTATTACATCAACTTTCTTTGAATAATACCTTCTTGGTGATGAAAACTAGCATCATCAATAGTATCAAAATATTTTTGTGTTATCCACGTTCTTTTAATTATAATATAATCAGAAAGGTTAATATCTTTAATATTATAAATTGGCATTAGTCTTGTCTCCATTATAATATCAATTTTTATAAAAGTGAATTATATTATTTATTTTATAGCAAGATAATATTCATATAAAAATATATAATTTAATATAATAATGGGTAATACAACAAGTAACAATAGTATGAAAGAAATATTACAATATGATAATTTATCAAATGAAGATAAAGAAGAGATAAATTTGATAGATAGTTATAAAAATCAGCTATATTTGAATAATTTTACAAAAACACAAGTAAAACAAAAAATAGAAACATATATAAGTATTTATAAACAAGAAAATAGGCATTTTACTTTATTGAAAGAATTTTATTCATCATTAGAATAAAAATATAGTTAAAAATATACACACTACTATATTAAATGGGTAATGGATGTAGTATTGATACACAATACAGTAATATGATTTATGTTAAACCACAATCTCCAATATACAATATAATGGACCAAATGAATGATTTAGAAGAAGAAGAAATTATTATTGATATGGATAGTAAAATAAATAATAATATTATTACTAAAATTGATGCTAAAAAACAATTAGAAACATTTATAAGTTTCTATACAGGAACTAATAGAGAATTTAATAAAATAAAAGGATATATAAATACTTTTACTATATAAAAATATTTTAATTAACTAAAAGGGTCGCTACTAGTTGCAATAATCTTGATAAAACTTGATACTTCTTCATATATTTACTAATATTAATTCTCTTTATTTTTCTTATATTTACGTAAACCATTCATCTTTGCTACATATACATTCATAATAGCCATTATATCTTTTACTATCTCTTCTTCAGGCTCAAGTTTATCTTCCTCATTTAATATAATTATTTTGCCATTAGAATAAGTTTTTATAATATCTTCTATTAATTCAAAACCAAACCTAGTTAATCTATCTCTATATGCAACAACTAATTCTTTTACTTTTCCACTAATAGCCAATTTTATTATTTTTCTAATACCACGTTTATTTAAATTTAATCCTGATCCAATATCTTCAATTATTAAGTGGTTAGGATATCGATTTATCATCATCTCTTTTTGCTTCTCTAAATCATCTTTCTGACCATTTGATGAAACTCTTACATAACATATATTTAAATTATCTTTAATGTCCAAACTATCCAAGTCCTCACATACAGCATTCTTACATTTTTTCTCATCAAGAAATTTTTTTACATTATATAATCTATGATTACCAGGTGTTCTAATAGTTTCAATAAGTCCTTTTGCATCCCATAAATATAACGTCCTTTGATGAACACCTAGTACCTCACTTGTTTCTTTCCCATTTAAATATTGTTTATCTGTCATTATATTTTTATTATTAATAATACTTTATATAATTTATAAAATATTATTGTATATATATAAAGATTTATTATTAATAATAATAATAATAATGAAACTAATATATCCAACATTGTTACAGGCTGCAAATAAAGTTAATTCCAATTCATGGTTTACTTTATTAGAGTATACTAATACAAATTATAAAAAGAAACGAAAAATAAAAAAATTTATAACTAAATATGAAAAAACTCATACTATTAATCTAGAACTTACACAATTACAAAAAGATAAAATTAATTTATGGCTAAATGATTGCACTGATATCTATAATTTAACTAACAACTATATTAAATTAAATTTAACTAATGACAATAAAAAGAGTTTTATTAATTTCTTCAATATAAGGAAAATACTAAAAAATGATATTACAAATGTATGTAAAGTTAATAGTTTGAATAAACATACTGGAGATTATGCTGTTAAACATTGTATTGAAATGTATAAATCTGCAATCAGTAATCATAATGATATCAGTAAATTTAACATTAGAGATTTATCTAAAGATAGAATACGAAAAAACTTAGTTATAGAACCATCTACAGTAAGTAAAAAATCAAATTCTATATTTACTAAAATATTAGGTGCTATTAATAGCAATATACCATTAAATTTTATTAAAAGGAATTCTATTTTACAGTATAATAATTATAAGAAATCATATAAGATATTAGTACCTGTAAAAATAGAGGAAAAGAGGGTATCATCTCATTATGATAAATGTGGTATTGATATTGGTGTGCGAACATTTATGACAGTATATTCAGAAGATAATACATTAGAAATAGGACCAGGTAATAATAAAATTATTGATAGAAATCATAAAAGGTTAGATAAGATTAAAAGTAGTAAAGATAATAATATAATATCTAATGAGAAATATAAAAGATTATATTGCAAGTATAGTAGTAAATTAAGAAATATGATAGATGACTTGCATAATAAGAGTGCAAATATATTATTATCTAGATATAAAAACATCAGCATTGGGAAGGTTAGTATCAAGCAGATGATATCAAATTTAGATAGTACATTAAAAGAGATTGTTAAAAGAAGATTATGTGCATTAAGTCACTATAGATTTCGAATGAAATTAATAAGTATGAGTTCAAAATTTAATAGTAATATAAATCTCATAGATGAATACATGACATCAAAGACATGTTGTAACTGTAAGAACATAAAACAAAATTTAAAAGGAGAGAAGACTTATAATTGCAGTGAATGTAATCTCGTTATAGACAGAGATATAAATGCTGCTATAAATATTTACTTGTTATAAAATAATATGTCAAGGATTCTTTTTCCGTTCTAATCCTTCAAAAATTCTTGTTATTTTGGTAATTTTATTATTATCAAGATTTATCAAGTTTTTAGTAACGGAATGAATGTACAAACATACAAACACTTTTACATACATTTATATCAGGATTATTATTCATAACATTATATAATTCAGATAATATAATCGAGTTACGTTGGTCATATGCTTTAGTTGCTAATTTCTGTAATATATTAACAGATTTTACAAACCTAGTATCTTTACAAATTTTATCATAATTTAGTATATCAATTAATTTATCATATTCTTCATCAAGAATACTATCGGTCCAATCAATATTAAGATTTAATAATATATTTATTTGAGCTGATACATTTGTATCAGATACCCCACGAATATCTGTTGCATATGATATTTTTTCAAATATACAAATAATTATTTTCCGATATATAAGTGATTTATTACCTGCTATAGAAAAACAATCTAAAAATTCATTAATAAATCCAATATTATTTTCAGTAGAATAAAATGTTTTTGGTAGTGTGTGATAATGAGGTAGTTCAAAACCATTGTATATAATGATAGGCTCTGACCAACGCAAGAAATCCATAATTGCCATTGTACAAACATACGTAATATCATCAAATTGTCCTAAACATGATAATAGTTTCCAATCTAATGTTGGATATTTTATACTAAGCTCTTTCAGCAGTTTAATAGCCTGAATCATATCTATAGTTGTCATATATATTAATTAATTAAATAAATAAATAGTACCAATTTCAATTTTATTACATAAAACTATCATGAGCTAAATTATATTGGTCTTTATCAGGAAGAAATGTGTGCATAAACACAATATTAGCGATATCGGGAATAAGATGATTACTAATATCATGTATAACACAGATTGCTTCTTCTTTAGTAATAATTATTTCTTTTATTACATTATTCACTCTGTTTATCATAATTTTTTTTACATCAGTATCAATTATTTCTCTTGTGTATAAATTATCAAGAATTAATGATGTATCAACTAATGCAGCTCCATTTAAGAGTAATTGTTTTATAATATACTCATACTCTTGAGTATAATCGGCATTATATATTGTCCCATACTTATGATGACCATTCATCATCATAAAATATCTATTACAAGCTAGTAGGAATGGTGTATAATTATCTTCATCTATAATATTAATAGAACCATAATCATCAATCATTTTTTTTATTAGGAAATCACACGTTGTTGTTTTACTTGTAAAATCTATATTATTTTCAATCCAATCTATATGTTTAATAAAATCAGATAAATAATCATATTTAGTTGTGATTTTATTAATTATATGTTTTATTACATCCAATTTACAACATACTATAAATGATGTTGGAATTATTTCATCAATGATATATCCATAAGTGCAAAATAAGTCAATGATCATTATTATTTCAGATTGTGTTTTATCACTATTAATTATATATTCTAATGGATTAACACAAATGCGATTATAATTATTAATCCCATAAAAGTCAGCTT